CTAGCTATAATTCTGCATATTGTAGAATCGCTTATGGGTGTATTGCTTATACCATCAGTAGATGTGTCTATATAGTTTGATAAAAAAACATACACTGTTTTTCTAGTGTCATCCACTAAGTGACCTATTATTCTAGTATTTTTCACTTCTTCAGCATCTAAGCCAAAGTCAGTATTACTTACATTCCCTAGCACTGTTTTGACAGTACCAACGTCGTCGCCTTCTTGTTGATTAACAGAAATATTATTAGCGCTTCTATAAGAACCTTTAGGTACTATTCTAGCATCTAAATCTTGCTCCATTTTACCGGAGGTAAAAACATATTTTTGCTCTGCCATAATTAGTGTTTAATCCATTTAGATTTGCCTCTCATTACCTGTGTGAAAGCCTCTAGCTTAATATTACTTAATCTTATTTTAGCATTTCTCAATTTTGCAGATCTTTCTCTTTTATATCTTTGTACTATATACTCAGGTATGTTCGGTCTAGTAGATAATATAGAATACATTATATGGCTATACATTGCATCTTCTGCCATCTTAGGTACTTTAGTATCTTCATCGTATCCTAATCCATCAGAAACATAGTCTATTATTATCAAGCTGTTTCTAAGGTTACTACTAAAATTAAAACTACCAGTTCTTTCGTTTATTGTAAACCATCCATTTTTTTGACTTACTTGAGGTTCTAAGCCATATCTTTGACCATACCATAATCTCCACCAATCAAAGCCATAAACATTAGCTTCTACATTATCAAAATCTAATTCTCCATTTAAGTTTCTTATATCTTCTGCAGACCATCTTTCAGTAGTGAAAGACTGTGCTGATTCTATATTGTCTCCATAATAATCTTGAGTAGGTAAACCTTCTTCATCTTGTATTAAAGGAGTAGGATTACTAGTTAAATCATTTGCAGGATATATAATATGTTTAACACCTGCTTGATCTACCCAAGAAAGCTGAACATAATTTACGTAATCTTGTGGTATTGGCAAACTTAAACTGTGAGGAATAGTTAATTCTTTTGATTTTACAGATTTTAAAGTATCGTAGCTAAACTCTTGTAAACCTCTTTTAGCATGAAATATAACATCTGTTCTTCTTGCACTTGAAATTAATTTATCACTACCTACATAAGCCATCATAAAATTAGCAATAATTTCATTTAAATTTATATATTCATAACCTCCGTAATTGTTCCATTTTGCTTTTTGAATTGCTCTAACTCTTAAACTTGTAGTAGTGTCAACAGCTCCAACCAAAGTTATTTCATTATTCCCTGTCAAAGAGTAAGCCGAGGGATATATTATATAATCTACGCCGTTGCTAACTTTGTATTCTAATACATAATTTCTAATAGACTCTCCTTCATCATTTAATATTATGTCAAACGTACATTGTAGTTTTTGACCAGTTGCACCAGTGCCTAAAAATAATTGACTAGCTTGATAGTATTGATAGTTAGTTTCAGTAATTAATTCCATTTATTAAGTTTTTTCTGAAGCTTCGTCTTGTTGAATTAACGCGCCTGCTGTTTGAAATATTTGAGGATCTCTTATTACTACGCCAGCGTATTGTAATATTTTTAAGATTAAATCAGTCTTGTCAATAGGTGATATTGTAAAATTAGTTGAACCAGCAGCTGGACCTGGTGGATTAGTGTTTGGAGGATAAGTTGGAGGATTGTATTCTGTAGCATCATATTCAAATTGACCTAAGCTACCTAATGTATAGCCCCATCTAACGTCTTTTGGTTTTTCTAAATAATTTACAGTAATCTCTGTTATAACAGGCGAAACGATTAGGACGTTGTTTTTTATTGTAAATAATGGAAAAGCTTTAGAAGGTCTTGTTAAGGGAGATCTATTGATTAGATCAAACTCTGATTGAGTCACTTCTTCTAAAATTATAGGATAATCAGGTCCAAACGGATTGTTTGAACTTCTTTTGTATGTCACAGAACCTAACTTGTAAAATCTAGTCAATTGATTTAAGTCAAAATTAGTAATGTCTGATTGTCTTTCAAATATAGATATTTTTTCTTCAACGGTTTTAACTCTATTAGCATATTCATTGCTATTGCTTCTTTGTCTTAAAAACAAATTTAAATCTTCAAAGTATTTATCGAAAATCTCTAATTGCACCTGTGTTGCTATACTGCTAAACTCTTGAGGTGTCATAGATCCTCTTTGTTCTTTATTCAGTATAAACAGCACTGTTTGATAAACATCGTTTACATTAATTGCCATATATCTATATTTAAAAAAAGGCGGCGATGTGCCGCCTTAATTATAATCACTTGTTATTTTAGTTTTTTCTGTATAGACTTATATACTTCTAAACCTTCATCTGTTTTAAACCAAGCAGCTATTGCTGAATATGCGTTTTCATCAAATGGAACATTCATTAACTTACGACCATTACTAGCCCATTTAAATGTTCTATTGTCATCTGCTAAAGTTAATATTCTAGCTTCAACAGCTTTAATAGCTATGTTCCTTAGTTCTACATTGTCGTCTTCTGCTAATTCAATGAATAAAGAAGGATTACGCCTAGAAAATATTAAGGCGTCTCTTTTTAATTCTTTAGTTGTTAGGTCTTTTACTTTAGTACCTAATTCAACTCTTAATATAGCTTCTAGCTTTTCAACATCCATTTGGTAAGCCATATTTTGAGCAACTAGCTCTAACTCCATTGTGTCAAAATGATCTTCATTAGCAACTACTTTATCAAACTCAGTAAATATTAAATTCATGTGAGGGTGAAAATGTAAGAACTCTTGTAGATTTCTTTTTTCTTTAGGAACAGTTAATATGCCACTTTCAAAAACAACATGCTTCATAGTGCATGGTCCTTTTTGCTCATCTACAAAAATAGATCTTTGATTTGTAGCATATCTTAATTCTCTTTCATAACCTACATCTGGATCAAACCATGTTAGAGGATATCTAGCGGAGTGTCTAGTAGGTATGGTATATGTTAAAGGGCTTTTATTATTTCTTAAATAATAATTTCTATCTTTATACTCCCAATTTTCAATTTTGGAAGCTGTACTTGCTTTTGTTTCCATAATATAATATAATATAATAATTAAAAAAGACCCCGCCGAAGCGGGATCTTATTATTGTTTGATTTTAGATCTCATACTTAATTGGAGCAGCACTAGTAACATCCGAAGTTGTTCCAGTGTAATTTGCTTCATTAAGAATAGCACCAAAGTCTACAGCAACTACTAAGCCTTCAGCTTGAGCAGCAGCTACAATTGCAGCGTTAACAGCATTTTGCATTATTGTTGCAGCTCCAGTAGTAGCAGCAACACCTGTTTTAGGTCCTACTATTACTTTGTTAGCAAGTAAGTCTTCAGTAGAAGATGCTAATACTGTTCCTTGTACTATCTGAACAAATGGAGCAAGACCATCGCCTGTTCCTGTTTCAGCAGCACCTTCTGTACCTATAACATATATAATGTTATCAGCTGGTATTAAATCAAAAGCACCACCTGCTTTTTTTAGTTTTATATAACTCATTTTCTTATTTTTTTAAATGTTAATAATTAATTAAGCTCCTTTAAATAACACGAAGTTATTTGCAGCTTGTGTTACTAAACATCTTTCAGATAAGAAACTTACAGTCATCGCATCTAAAGTATCAGTATATGCACCACCAACAGAGCCAGTGATCCAAGACTTCATTCTTCTGTCTTCAGTTTCAGAAGCTCTATATCTTATATGTAAGAACGGACGTCTGATATTTGATCCTAACATTTGATCGTATACTGTAGTGGTTCCAGCAGGAATCATTACACCATCTATTTCTTTAGATAAACCTCTTAAAGAAATATCATTTAAATATTTCCAATCAGTTTTGTAGAAGTCATAAGAACCTCTTCTAAATCCAGAGAAACCAAAGTTAAGTGCCATATCACCATCATTCTCAAATAATCCGTAAGAAACAGATTGAGTAGAAGCGTAAGACCCGTTAACAGCAGCAACCATATCGTCAAAATCAAGAGCAGTAGATCTTGATAAGAATAACATGTTTTCTTCAATTGCTCCTTGCTTATCTAGTTGTTTTAGAATTTCATCAAAATCAGCTAATGCGCCAGATCCAGGAGAAGCAGCTCCAGCAAAACCAGAGTATACATTACCTCTCTCTTCAATAGCAGCAAATAAACCTTCTGAACCTTTGATCTCCCCTGCATTAGCAGCTGTACCAGCAGCAACAGGATTAGTTCCAAAGTCAAAGAATTTACCTGAATCATATACGTCAGTTGGCTTCATAAACTCAGCCTCAACCATAGCAGTCTCTAAGTAATCTTCAAATCTTAATCTTGTTTCAGACTCAGACTTTAAGTACCATAGGTAACCTGATTGACCATCTTCTGTAGCTACTTCAACCCAACCGATCTGAGCAGTGTCAGAACCATTAATTTGAAAGTTGTCTTTTAAGATGATTGGTGAGTTAGAATATTGAGTAAATTGTGGCTCAATAGAACCATTCATTCCTACTGTTCCTTTTCCAAAATCAGAACCGTAAACGAATAGTTGAACACCTGCAGTTATTTGTAAAGCAGCGTCAAGAGCTCCGCCTCCGTAAATCAAACAATCTAAGATTTCTAAATCAGTTCCTCTTACGTCTTGTACTAGCGCTTTTTGAATAATTAATCCTGTAGCTTTATCAGACATTAAAATTGTTTGACCAACTCTAACAGCTCCCTTAGTTGCGTCAGCATCCGTTAGGTTTAAAGTAACACTACAGTTTACATTACCACCTTGACCAGCTTGAGTTACAGCAGTGTTGTTTCTGTAAGCGATGTGTAATCTATTTTGTTCAGACCAAACTACTTGGTCAGATGTCATTGGCATTTCAGCGCCAACCATTCTTAGGAAACCACCTATTGTTCTGTTTCCATATCTTTCAACTTCCGCTTCGTAAAGCTCTGGTAAGTATTGCTGAGCAAAGTTACCACCAGCAGCTCCAGTGAAATCAAGATAGTTATCTTTCAATGCCATCTGATTCGGTGCTGGCTGTAGGCTAGCAGGAAATTGAGAATTATTAGTAAAACTCATATTTTTTGTTTTTAAGTTAAGTTGTTTTGTTTATTTTTTTAATTTTCAACTTAGAACTATCTGCACCACTAATTGCTTTTACTCTCATTCCATTTACAAATACATCACCAGCAGCACTCGCTCTTGGTTCTGCACTTATATTTTTGGATTGTGCCATTATATTCTTAGTAGCATCGGATTTACCTTGCTCATAAAAATGATTGGCGATAGTATCTACATTTTCAGCAGCATAAATAGCTTTGTGATAATTAACAGTGTCAACAACTTCTCCTTCTTTGTTTAAGAACTTCTTAACGAAAGTGTTTAAGTCAGATTGTCTGTTTGCTACTTCACTAGGATTATTAACGTTGTACTTAAACTTTTTACCTCCAACTTCGAAATCAAAACCTTTGAAATCGTTGAATATAGTTTTAGTCTTATTAATAAAGCTTTCGTGACGTTGCTTTGCTATTTTTTGTTCTTTGTTGTGTCGGTTGAAAAAGTCATTTGCTTTTTGTTGATCCTGTGTTACGCCTGGTCTCAACTTGATCTCATCGTAATACTTGGCCTTAGTATCTTCAAAAAACGAACGAGCTTTTGCAAGTTCTTCTTTAGTAGCTAATTGCTTCTTTTTTATAGTTTTTTCATCATCTATGTCTTCTTCCACACCGAATTTATCTTCGATTAAAAAGTCAATTTCCTCTTTATCTAAATGTGGTTTAGTTGACTTGTAGTATTCTGTTAGTAGTGAATTTGGATCTACAGATGCATAATCAGTATTTAATCTAACATAATCCTCCATGTTACCACCTGTTTCCTTCATAAAAGAAACAAGTTTTTCTATATTTTCAGGTAACTTTTCTTGCGGAGTTTCTGATTTAAAAGTTGTTTCGTTTGTAACTAATTCTTCTTCAGTTACTTCTGATATAGGAGATACTACTTCTGTCTTTTTTTCATCAACATCTTTATTGGATTCGACCCGTACTTCTTCGACCACTTCTTTGCTATCTCTGGGTGATTCTTCCACAGGTACTTCCTTTGTTTCTCCGATTTGAATGGCATCTTTTTTTTCTTCTTCTTTTTTAGTTAAATCTATTTTTATAGGACCTTTATCTTTTTTTGTTAAAGAAGGTTTTTTTAATTTTACTTTTAAGTTTGCTTTATCTTCGCCAACTTCTGGTTTTTCTTTTGACATAATATAATATAATAATTGTTATTGGTTTGGTTTTTGTAAATCTTGAAACGGATCCATGAAGTCAAAAGCTCCACTATTGTTCTGTCTCTGATTTATCATTTTACTCTGTTGTGTTCCTTCTAATTTTGTTCTTGCATCTTTTCTATCTTCTATCATCATCTCTTTTTGCCCAACTGATTGAACATCCATTTGCTTAAGCTGTTGATCATATTGATATTTAAGCTGCATTAATTCTCTATCTATCTGTGCTTTTTGTTGCATCTCATTTATACCCATTTGAGACTTGGCTTGTTCAATTTGTATTTGAGTCTGTGCAACTGCTTGAGCTTTTTGCACCTCTGCCATTGCTGCAGCTTCTGAGGCTTTTGCGTTAGCTTGAGCTTGGGCTTGTATATTAGCCTGTTGAGCTTTTTGGTCACTCTCCATTTTCTTTTTACGCCTTTGTTTTAGCATTTGATTAGCTAGCTTAAGATTATTTATTTCTCTTAAATCTATAGCGTCTTCTAAATTTATCTGTTGAGACTTTAAAGCTATTTGAATATTTTGTTCTAAAACTTGTTTCTCTTCTTCATCAGGCTCTAAGTCTAAATATATACCAAAGTCATGTATGTTTAAATCTTTTAACTCATCTAACGTAGCTACGTTGTATCTTGATATACTATTTTCTAACGCTTGTCTAGTAAAAGGAAATTCTAAAGAATCAGACACTCTTAATGATATATTCTCACATGTTCTTGCACTTAAATATAACATTGCTTGTAGTAAATGTCTAGTTGCTACATTTGATTGGGCTGCTGCTAATTTTTGAAGACCTACTAAAGCATTTTTATCAGGTGTGCTTCCATCTCTAGCTTCATTAAGTCCGGTTACATCTCTTATCATTTGTAAGTAATACTGATAAGTTTGTATGAGCGTTTGTATTTTTTGACCACCAGATCCTGTTTGTAATTCTTGTATTGGAACTTTTCCTCTATTAGGATCACCATCCTGAGTAAGTGATCTACCTACAATAGAACCTGTTTGAAAATACATATTCAAAGCTTCTGCTGGGTTGTAGTTAGTGCCATTGCCAAGATCAACCTCTGCTAAGCCATCCATATCTAAAAATACTCCATCAGGAATTGTTCTAGATAGCACTTGCTGTATCTTTAAATGAGTTAACTGGATCATGTCAGCAAAACCTGTTATTCTATTAACAAGTGAATCTATACGTCCTTTATACATTTTAGGAGCGCATATGTTATAATTCATTTTAACTCTAGTAGTATCAGCATATGGCCTTGTTATGTTCTTAGCCAACTCCCACTTTAACATCATAGGATGTCCTAATATTTTTGCTCCACTATAAAGAGTTTCTATCGTTCTTGAAATTCGTTCAAAGTTTTCATTTGAAGGTGGATTAAAAGTATCAGGCTTTTCTATAGTTTTTTCTAAACCTGTATTAGTTTCTTTTACTTTAAATACTTGGTCACTGTAAGACTTGTATTCAAAATATAATACTTGAACTGTTAAATTATCGTTTCTACCATTAAAACCTCTTAAATATTCTGCGTTGCCAGGATATTTCTGTATAGTCTTCATCTCTTCCTCTGTTAAATAAGGAAATTGTAGTTTTAAATCTGCTAAGCTTATAGCTTTAACTTCACCTACGTAATATATATCTTCAAAATTTGGATCTTCAGTATAAGAATAAACTAAAGTAGCTGGATCTACATAGTCTACCATGATACCTTCGGCTTTGTTCCAATTTGTTTTTACAGCTCCTATACCTAAAACGGTTAAATCTTTACAAAATCTTCTTTTAACTAAATCGTATCTATTTCTATTTAATACGTCGTTTATTACTTCTTCTTCTGCTATTTCTACAGATTGTTTGTAATCCAATTGTAAATGTAACTTTACCTCATCTTCGCTTTCTAAACCTAATTATTTTAATTCTGGAGAGCTAAGATCCATTTGTAATACATTTTTAATTTGCTCAGCTAATTCTCTTTCTTGAACATCTCTTAATAAGTTTCTAGCATATTCAGTTCTTTTGTTAGTTGAAAAAGGATCTATAGCTAAAGCTTTTACTTTATAATTTCTTTGAGACATTCCATTTACAACAATATCAACAAATTTAGCAATTACTGGAACTGGTTTCCAATCAAGATTTAAATAACTTAAATCACCGTTTATAGCTAATTCATCTTTGTATTTTTGTACTGGCTGTTCTCCTCTAGAATATAATCTTAATGTATGGTATTGATTATAATTAACAGCGTATCCTGGGTCATTAGTTCCATACCTGAAGTTTCTAAACCATTCGCCTTCTATAGCTCTGCCAACTGCTAAACCATAATCTAAGGTAGCTTTCTCTGAATCTGGTACCACCTGATCTGGAAAAGAACTATTGTTAGTTGTGTAAATCATTTATCTATTTTATTAATTTAGAAATTTCTCCATTGTTGTCGTATCTTTTTATACCTAAGTTAACTTTAACTTTAGATCTGTGTGGAACCGGGCGATACTTGTTTTTATTACAAGCCATTATTGCTAGTCCGGAACTTATAGTAGCATCATACTTAGTTCTATTGTTTATGTTAAAACCACTCCAATCTGTAAGTGTTTGTTGAAAATACATATCACCGTAATCTACTTCTAGTCCTCCAACAAATTCCTCTATGTAGCTTTCTATTGCGGCTGCGTGAGCTTGCTTAACATCTTCACTTGAGTTAGGTATTCCACCTATTTCTTTTTCTGTGGTTGATAATTTGTTCCAGATTTTATCTGGTCTATTAATTGAAAAACCTCTATAACCTCTACGTTTAAAATAATATAATAATCTAGGTTTATTATTTTCACACAGTAAAGGCATACCATAAAAAACACAAGCCATTAATACATCTTCAAAGAATATCTCTGCAGTTTCCGGTCTTGATATATATTCTAAAAAAAAGTGGTTTGGAGGAACATCTTCCATAGAAAATTTTGTTAATCCATGAAGTGCTCCTTTAGAACCGCGACCGTCAACAGTACCACTAATATCATAAGAGTCACACCCGAACGCTCCAACGTGTTCGTTGCCAGGATATTTAAGTCCATTTTTTAATATTACATTATTTTGTAAATTTTTAGGTGGTATCCATGATATTTTAAATCTTCCATTATTGCTTGGAACAAACATTATTCTAGTATCCTTTATACCTTGAGCCCAAACAAAATTACCTTGAGACAAAGACTTGTCATTACCTACATCGTTATTATGATCTATTTGTTCATATATCTTAGTTAAGTTAAATAAACTATTTTTAGTCTCGTCTCTAAAAGCATGATCCTCTGTTCTTGGAAACTGTCTGTAATATTCATTTAAACTGTCTTGATCTTCTTTTAATCCTTCTACTTCATTTTCCCAATGTTGTATTACTCCGATTGTAATCTTAACACCATCTCTTCCTTTCGTTTCACTTGGTGGTTCAATGAATACAGGTAGTCCAAAAGTATCCATGAATCCTTCGTAGTTCCATTCCATAGGGATGAAAAGAGAGTACAAGCCAGAAGATGTTTGTCCGTTTCTATTTCTTTTTGTAACGTTTGAATTGTTGTATAATTTTCTGAAGTTGTCTCCACCTTTATCTAATGCGTTTGAAGTTGAGCCCATCATACACTTGCCTACTATTCTTCGGCCTAGTCTTAGTGTAGTTTTTGTAACTCTCCAGTTGTTTAATATATTGTCTGGTCGTTCCCATTTTCCTGATTCATCGTGTGCTAATATTTTTAATTTCTCACCATCGTAAGAGTTGTCCCCCGTGTTTTTCCAATCAATAGTTGTATCTAAACCTTGTAATTCTTCTAGCTTAACATTGTCATCTAATTTACGTCTAGTAAGTTTTGAAGCTGGGACTCTATACGCCAGTTCGGTTTTAGGACGATCCATACCATCCTGGATCGGCTTGAAAAAAAACGGATAGTTAACGGATATTGGTACAACTTTATCTGTGAACATTTTTTTAGCATCTGCTCCAGATTTTGAAAGGATGCCGAATCTGGCATCTGAAGATATAGTTGCCTGGTTAACAAGCTCTGCCGATGACATAAAGGAGAAACCAGACCGTCTGTTTTTAAGGTAACACATTCCATAACATCTGCTATCGGCTTTACATGCTTCCCAAAAGATGAAGAATAATCTGTTTGCTTCTCTGTAATCAGGTGCTCCGATGTCAATTTTTGACCACTGCAAATACATGTAATGAGTGCCAGTGATGTAAGTAGGCATACCGTTATTAAAAAACCAGTAACCGTCTGATCTACGTTTAAATTCTTCATCTATATAATCGTACCATTTTTCTTTAAAAGCTATAGAATAACTTTCCCAGTCAAATCTGCTTTTTATTTTATCTAATTCTTTTGGGTATTCATGCTTTTCCCAATATTGTTCCTTTTTATTTTCGCTTCGTTTAAAATGTTCGTCTGCTTTTGGTAAAGCAATACGGAGGTTTTGAATTTCAATGATCTGTCCAATTTGTCCAGTTTTACTAATTACTATAAAGTCGTAATCTTCATTATACCCATATTCCCATTTTTTATATCTATTTTGTTTAGATAATATTTTAGGATTTACAATATCTTTTATCTCTTTCCAAAGAGTTTGATTATAACTCATTTGCTTCTTTTTTCAGC